CTGGCGATCGAGGAGCCGGGCCCCGGCCACCAGCACTTCCCGCGCGGGCTGCCTGACGAGTACTTCGAGCAGCTCACCGCCGAGAAGCTGCTGCGCCGCCCGGGCCGCGGCGGCGAGAAGCACACCTGGGTCAAAACCCGGGAGCGCAACGAAGCGCTGGACCTGAAAATCTACTGCTACGCCGTCGCCATCTACGCCGGCATGCAGCGGATCAACTGGGCGCAGCTGCGTCAGATCATCAACCCGGAGCAGCGCGACCTGTTCGCCCCGGGCGCAACGAATACCTCCGCGACCCGAAGCCCGCCGGCGGCAGCACGGGCAACTGCAGGTGTTGGGGACGAAGCGGAAGACGATCGCGAGCCGGCCGCGTCGCCTTCCGTCCCTGGGGGCGCGCAGACGTCTGCGCCGCCGCGCCCGCCGCGCCGCAACTGGGTCACGAACTGGAGACCGTAATGCCGGAGATTCCGACCAACGAGCCGCTCACGCTTCGCGCCGGCGACACCTGGCAATGGAAGCGGAGCCTCACGGACTACCCGGCCGGCACCTGGACGCTGAAATACCGCTTCAAGAACGCCGCCGGCGGCTTCGAGGTCGTCGCCGCGGCTGACGGCACCGACCACAGCGTCACCGTCACCGCGGCCACCACCACCGGCTACGCCGCCGCCAAGTACAGCTGGATCGCCTGGGTCGAGGCCGGCGCCGAGAAGTACACCATCGACCAGGGCACGCTGCAGGTCCTGCCCGACCTGCGCACCGGCACCGCGACCGCCGCGCAGGACACCCGCAGCCACGCGCGCAAGGTGCTCGACGCGCTGGAGGCGCTGATCGAGGGCAAGGCCACGCGCGACCAGATGGCCTACACGATCAACGGCCGCAGCCTGACGCGGCTGGCGCCCGAAGAGCTGTTGAAGTGGCGCAGCCAGTACGTCGCCGAGGTGGCCGCCGAGGAGCAGGCCCAGGCCATCGCCAGCGGCCATCCGGCCACCGGCAACAAGCTGCAGGTGAGGCTTTGATGCCCGACCTCAAGAAAGCGCTGCGCACCGCCGTCGACGCGCGCGACCTCGTCGCCCTGGCCGGACTTGGCAGCCTGTTCTACGGACTCTGGCAGGTGCACGAGCCGCTGGCGTTCATCGTCACCGGCAGCATCCTGCTGATTCTCGCCGTTCGCGGCGCGAAAGGCGCGTGATGGGCTTTCTAAGCCGACTGATCGGCGGCGATCGCCGCCCGATGACGCCGCAATCGGGCGGGATGCGGGCCGCTTTTCCGGCTGCCGATCTTGGCCGCCTGACGCACTCCTGGACGATCGACCCGGGCGCCATCAATCGCTGGCTGCGCTTCGAGCTGCGCATCCTGCGCTCGCGCATGCGCCAGCTCGCCCGCGCCGACGCCTACGCCGCCAAGTTCCTGCGCGCGTGTGAAAACAACATCGCCGGCCCCGCGCCGTTCGTGCTCATGTCCAAGGTGCACAAGGGTCGCCCAACGGTCGCCGGCACCGCGCCCGAGCTCGACCGCGACGCCAACCGCCGCCTCGAGCAGGCCTGGGCCCGCTGGAGCCTGGCGCGCAACTGCGACGTCACCGGCCGCATGAGCCTGCCGGCCATGTACCGCCTGATCATCCGCTGCCTGGCGCGCGACGGCGAGGTGCTGGTGCGCTACCTGCGGGGTCGCCAGTTCGGCCCGTTCGGCCTGCAGCTGCAGATTCTGGACATCGACCGCCTCGACGAGGAGCGCAACGAGGAAAACGTGCGGGGCGGCGCCATCAAGATGGGCGTGCAGCTCAACGCCTACGGCAAGCCGACCGCCTACCACCTGTTGCGGCGAAACCCGGGCGAGTATGGCCTGTGGGGCCCCGCCAACCCGCGCGACTACGAGGTCATCCCCGCCGACCAGGTCGTGCACCTGTACGTGCCCGACTGGCCCGAGCAGGTGCGCGGCTTCCCGTGGGCCCACGCGGCCATGACGCGCCTGTACCACCTGGGCGGCTTCGAGGAGGCCGCGGTCGTGGCCGCCCGCGTCGGCGCCGCGCAGATGGGCATGCTTGAGCGCGACCCCGAGGTGAGTGGGGCGGCGTCCTTGGCGTCGGCGGCGGACACCGAAAGCGCCGCCGGCGAGCCGCAGATCACCGTCGAGGCCGGCACGTTCCAGGCCATCCCCTACGGCTGGCGGATGGCCGAAGGCTGGAATCCCAAGTATCCCGACGCCGCCGTCGAGCCGTTCATCCGCAGCACCCTGCGCGGCATCGCCGCCAGTGTCGGCATGGCCTACCACTCGCTGGCCAACGACCCCAGCAACGTCAACTTCTCCACCGCCCGGGTGGCCCTGCTCGAAGAGCGCGACATGTGGGCCTCGCTGCAGGCGTGGTTCGTCGAGCACTTCTGCCTGCCGCTGTTCGAGGAATGGCGCTCGATGGCCGCCCTTTCCGGCCAACTGCCGCAGGAGTACACCGGCGAGCGCTTCGGCGAGGTTCGCTTCCAGCCGCGCCGGTGGCAGTGGGTGGACCCGCGCAACGAAGCCGCGGCGCAGGTCGAAGCGCTCGAAGCCAAGCTCACCAGCCGCACCCGCATCGCCGCGCAGCAGGGCGAGGACATTGAGGAAATCTTCGACGAAATCGCCGCCGAGGAACAGATGGCCGCCGACGCCGGCGTCACGCTGACCCCCGCGGCCCCGCAACCGGAGCCGCCGCCGTCCCCCGCGGCGCCCGAGGACGACGAACCCTCCGAAGAGGACGAAAATGGAAAATCCCGCCCGCGCCTTGCCGTCGGCTGACGACCAGGCCCTTCAGCTGCGCAAGCTGCCGGCCAACCGCCGCGCCGCCGCGCTGCGCGACGCGCTGCGCGACCAGGTCCTGCACTCCGAGCTGCGCTTCGAGCGCGGCTCGATCGACGAGAAGGCGCGCACCGTGCGCCTGTCGTTCGCCAGCGAGGACCCCTACCGGCGCTGGTGGGGCGTCGAGATCCTCGATTGCGCGCCCGGCAGCGTGCGCATGGTGCGTTTCGGCCGCGGCGCCTTCGCCGACGAAATCTTCCGCGACGTCATCGACGGCGTGCGCACCAAGGTCTCGGTCGGCTACCGAATCCACGAACTCGTGCTCGAAAAAGAGACCGAGGACGTGTCAACCTACCGCGTCACGGACTGGGAACCTCTCGAGGTCTCCATCGTTTCCGTGCCGGCCGACGCCACCGTGGGCGTGGGCCGGAGCACCGCGCAAGCGGCGCCGTGGTCCCCCAGCAAGGAGCGATCCACCATGAAAGCAGAATCGTCCGCCCCCGAGGCGGTCAACGAAACCCCGGCCGCCAAGCTGGCGGGCGATCTCGCCCGGAGCAACCAAACGGCCCGGCAGGCGGCCTTCAACGAAATGGCCGAGCGCAACGCGGCCATGCAGGACATCGCCAAGCGCTTCGAGCACGTCCCCGGCGTGCAGGACGCCTACGCGCATGCCCACGTCAACGCCAAGATGACCGTCGACGCCTTCCGCGAGGTCGTGCTCGACCTGGTGGAAAAGCACCAGGCGACCCCGACGCGCACCGGCCAGCTCGAGGCCGACCGGCTCGATCGCGGCGAGCGCAACGCCTACGGCGACGGCGCCCGCGTGGTCATCCAGGGCTCGGTGCGCGCCTTCAAGGGCGTCGGCGAGCGCGTCGGCATGTCGGACCTCGAGGCCGCCTACCGCTCCGGCCAGTTCCTGCGCGTCGCGCTGTTCGGCAACCAGGACGCCGCGCGCTGGTGCATGGACGCCGGCGTGGATATGCGCCAGGGCAAGTTCGACGGCGCCACCGCGGTCGGGCAGCGCATCGACATGCGCGCGCTGACCGGCGGCATCTTCAGCTCGGCCGGCTGGCTGCTGCCCAGCGAGCTGTCCACCGCCATCATCATCAACCGCGAGGAGTACGGCGTCTCGCGGCGCATCTGCAACGTCATGCCGATGAGCACGGCCAGCATGCCGATTCCGCGCCTGACCAGCGGCGTCACCGCCTACTTCGTCGGCGAGGGCACGGAAGGCACGCAGAGCGACCCCGAAGGCGACCAGGTGACCCTGACGCTCAAGGACCTCATGGCCACCACCCGCATCGGCAACTCGACGGCGCAGGACGCCGCCGTGCCGCTCGCCGAAATGGTGGCGCGCGAGCAGGCCCGCGCCCGCGCGGTCAAGGAGGACGCCTGCCTGATCCTGGGCAACGGCACCTCGACCTACGGCGGCATGATGGGCGTGCGCACGCTGCTCAACAACGCGGACTACTCGGGCAACATCGTGGCCGCTGCCAGCGGCCACGACACCTTCGCCGAGATCGACAACGGCGACGTCACCCAGCTGATCGGGCGGCTGCCGGTCTACGCCCGCGCCGGTGCCCGGTTCCTGGTCTCCGGCACGGGTGACGCCAACGTGTTCGGGCGGCTGAAGCTGACCGCCGGCGGCAACACCGTGCAAAGCGTGCAGGGCCGCATCGTCGAAGGCGAGTACGCCGGATTTCCGATCACCATCGCGCACGACATGCCCGACAGCCCGACCAACGGCGAGGTCTGCATCGTCTTGGGCAACTTCGAGCTGGGCGTCGCCTTCGGTGCCGGCCAGGGCATGATGATGACCGTGGACCCGTACACGCGGGCCAAGTGGAACCAGACGGAGATCACCACCGTCGAGCGCATCGACATCAATGCGCACGGCATCATCAAAACCACGGCCACCGCGTCCCGCGGCTGCATCATCGGTCTCGACGCCACGACCTGATCCTCGACACGAAACGCCCGCGGGCGGCCTCGCGCCGCCTGCGGCTTTCCTGACCTCATACGGAGGGATACATGTTCCCGCAAGTCTCCAAGCAGCAACTGCTGGCGCTGTCGGCCGCGCTCGCGTCCAACGCCACGGCCACCGCCATCCTCGACACCCTGGGACACGACTTCGTGTCCATCGGCGTCGGGTTTTCCACCGTGTCGGCCACCACGCCGGAGCTCACGCTCAAGATCGGCGAGGCCGACGTCACCAACACCAGCTCGTTCGTCGACATCGACGCGCTCAAGGGCGGAACCGGCTTCACCATTCCCACGCCGCCCACCAACACGTCGGTGGCGAACACGATCCAGTTCGACGTCGACACGCGCCACCGCAAGCGCTACCTGCTGGTCACCGTGACGCCGTTCACGACCAAGAACGTCGCCATCTGGGCGAGCCTCGGCAAGCCCGCGCAGGGCCCCATCGCCGCGACCAGCGACAACCTGATGGCGCGCGTCTCGGCCTGACCGCCAAACGCTCGCGCACTTGGCCGCCCGGCCCGCCCGGGCGGCTTTTTTATGCGCGCCGTGCGCGCGCAGAGGAAAGCCGCTCCCGTTAACCGCCTCCGCGAGGCCCCTTTGACCGCCCCCAACCGCTACAACCTCGGCGCCGGCGACGCGCCGCTCGAGGGTTACGACAACAGCTTCGACCGCAAGCAGGGGCGCGACTGCTACCCGCTGCAGGTCCCCGACAGCTCGGCCGACGAAATCCGCGCCAGCCACATCCTCGAGCACTTCTCGCACCGCCAGGCGCTCGCCGTCCTGCGCGACTGGGTGCGCGCGTTGAAGCCCGGCGGGCTGCTGAAGATCGCCGTGCCGGATTTCGAGTACATCGCCGCCGGCTACACGGCCGGGCGGCCGGAGCCGTGGACGGCCTACGTCTGCGGTGCCCATTCGGACGCCAACGACGTGCACCTGGCGATGTACGACGCGCCGTCGCTCGCCGCGCTCATGGCAGAGGCCGGGCTGGTGGGCGTGCACTTCTGGCGCGACGAGCACCGCGACTGCGCCGCGTTGCCGGTGTCGCTCAACCTTGCGGGCTGGAGGCCGCCCGCCGAGTGGCCCAAGGTCGTGGGCACCATGTCGGTGCCGCGGCTCGGTTTCATGGACATGTTTTTCTCCGCGGTGGAGATGATCGCCAAGCTGCGCATCCCGCTGCGCAAGAGCACCGGCGCCTACTGGGGCCAGTGCATGACGCGCTCGATCGAGGCGGCGATCGACGAGGGCGCCGAGTGGATCCTCGCGCTGGATTACGACAGCGTGTTCTCCACCGGCACCGTGGTGGACCTGATGGCCACCGCGCTGCTGGCGGACACCGCCGGCGGGCCGCCGGTCGACGCGCTGGTGCCGCTGCAGATGAGCCGCGCGAGCGGCGTGCCGCTGTGCGTCGTGCCCGGGCCGGACGGCAAGCCGGTGCAGTACCTCGAGCGCAGCCAGATGGAGCGCACGCTGATGCCCATTCTTTCCGGGCACTTCGGCTGCACCCTGCTGCGCGCCAGCGCGTTCGCCAGGCTGCCGCGGCCGTGGTTCGAGGAAAAGCCGGACAGCGAGGGCCGCTGGGGCGATGGCCGCATCGACGCGGACATCACCTTCTGGCACAAGTTTCGCGCCGCCGGCCTCGGCGCCTATCTGGCGCCGCGCTGCGTGATCGGGCACCTGCAGCCCAGCATCATCTGGCCGGACATCAATCTGGCCAACGTGCTGCAGGACCCGAGCGAATACTGGAAGGGCGGCGCGCCGCTCAACGTCTGGAGGTGACCGTGATCGACACCCGCTCGAACCGCATGATTTCCCCGGCGCATCCGCCCAAGCGCTACCGCCTGACGGTCGCCTGGGGCCCGTACCCGAAGGGCCACGTTTTCGAGCCGACCGGCATCTACCGCCAGCAGCTGCTGGCGCGCGGCGTGATCGAGGAGGTCAAGGACGACCCCGTCGCGCGCGCGCAAAGCGCCGACGATCAACCCGCCGCGCCCAAGGGCCGCGGCAAACCGAAAACCCCGCCTACGGGCACGCTGGTGTAAGGAGCCGCGATGATTACCAAGGAGCGCATCAAACACGCCCAGGACGCCGCGGGCAACCTCACGCCCGGCGTCTCGTTGTCCGATGAGCCGCTCGAATACCGCGCCGCCGTAGACCCCGAGATCAGCGGCACGCCGACGCCCGAGATCGAGATCGACGGCGCGGGGTCTGCCGGGTACACCGGGGCGCCGCACCTGATTCGGATCACGGTCAACCCAGGCGACGACGTGACGGCGGCAACGCGGCTGCAGGCCGGGTATCCCGAGGTCGCGTGGTGTCTGCCGGAGGAAACGATCAGCATCCGTTCCAGCGTGGCGATCACCGACGTTTACCTCGTCGGCGTGGACTACGACACCACGGCCGGCACCTACACCGGCACGGCGTACATCATCAGCCGCGACGACGCGACGCTGGCCGACTGGCAAGCGCAGATGGCGCACTTTACCTTCGACGCGGACGACGACGTGCGCGAAGTCGTCATCACGATGACGGCGCTGTTCAACACCAGCTACGCCCGCGTGAAGGTGCAGGGGATCAGCCATGCGCAATCGTAACGTGCGGGTGCCGGTGCCGATGGTGCCGCGCAGCTCGCTGGTGACGCCATCGGCGATTCAGGGGCAGTTCATTTATCTGCCCATGAACGAGGGCACCGGCGTTGACCTTACCGACTGGGGCGGCCAAGGGCTTTTTGACAGCGACGCGATTTCGATGGCGGCGGCTGGCTCGGGCCAGTGGGATAACCTCGGCTGGTTTACCCCGGACAGCACTAACCATCACGCGACGGTCGCAAAGGACGACAACGCCGCCCTGCGCGCGTTTATGAACCTGGAGACGCTGACCGGCGGGATGCTGGTCATGTATGACCTGTGGGTGGGGCAGACACCCAACGCCAACAGCGTGATCTTTGCCAATCACTACACCCAATCCACGCGCGGCGGATGGGGCGTTCACATCAACACGTCGCGCCAGCTCGTTTGGTCGCAGCGTCCGCCGGCTGGTGCGTCGCAGGACAGCGATGTAATCGCCACGCTGGGCACCAGCCAGCGGCTGGCTATCGTTCACTACCTGGACATCGCCAACGTGTCCAGCAACAGTTATTCCGTCTACAACTACATCAACGGCGTGGCGGGCAACACCAGCGCCATCAGCGGGCCGCTGCCCGAGGACTTCAGCAGCGCCAGCAACGGCTTCTGTCTGTTCGCCAACAACAACGCCGGAACGGTCCAGAACAAGCTGAACGGCGCCGGGACGCCGGCCAATGCCCGCGTCGCCCGTTTCTTCATGAAGCGCTGCCTGTCCGATGAGTCGAGCAAGATCGCGGCCATCGCCCAGGAGTCGGCGAAGCAGCCCGAGCTGCCCAAGGCCCTGCTGACGCTGGGGGCCTGAGTGGCGCTGACGGATTGGTGGTTTGGATACGCCGAGGGCGGCACGGTGCGCATCGTCGCCCGCTCCGACTCGGCGGGCACGCTGTCTGTGGTGACCGGCGGGCAGACGTTCACCGGTACGACGATCACGGCCGCGATGCTGGACCGCGACGACGTGGCCAGCACGGACGGCATCGGCATCGTGGATGTTACCGGCCTGACGCCCGGCGGGCCTCGGCAGGCGTTCAGCCTGCGACTGGATGGCGTGGAGCAGTTCGCGGGCACGCTCAGGCCCGCCCCGGCGACCGGGCAGCAGTACAACGTTTTTGTAATGTCGTGCATCGAACGGTTTAACCCGTTCAACGTCGGCAACCTGATCGACCGCTACGACCCGCACCTGGTCATCCTGCTGGGAGACACGCCCTACTGCGACAGCGGCTGGAGCGGCGGGTTGGGCTTGGGGACGGTGACGGGCGTGGACAGCGACCCGACGATGGCCAACTGGTTCAACACGTATCTCCAGTTTCATCGCATGCCGGCGCTCAAGCGGCTGTTCCGCTCCGCGCACATGGTCAGGATCTGGGACGATCACGAGCTGGCCGACGATTGGGACAACTCGTGGATTCGGCTCTGGAATGCCTGCGGTGCGAACGGCGACCAAACGGCCGTGTTCGGGACGGCGGTCAAGCCCGCGACGCAGGCCAACCGCGAGGCCGCGCAGGCGGTGGCGGACGCCTACAAAGTGAAGGG